CTGTGGTTACAGCGATCAAGTCAGGAGGTGAAATAAAATCAAACGACGCGAGCACTATTCAGATTGTGCGTCTTCTACTAATGCAAGACGCATCTGACTATGTGTGCTTTCTGTTTTAGTTCCTCCCCATAAAACACTGTAATAAAAATGTCGCGAACCAGCTCGATTTTTCTTGACAATTACGTCAATTACTGTTCCAATTCCTCGAGGCAATCGTTTGTATTCTCGAGGATTGAAATTGACTTGGAGCGCAATGTGCTTTGTCTCTTTGACTAAGTCTCCTTTTTTAAACCTGGGTTCAGGTGCCGGACGTTGATAAGCCATGTCAGAGAATAAGACCGTTGGTAGCGGAATCAATAACATCATTAGCGTGCTCGGGGTCGAGACGCATGAGCTCTAGGTGATCCTCTTCGTAAAAAGCAATGAGGGCTAATCCAGAATTGCTTTCTTTTTCTACAAAATCTATAACTTTTTGAAACATCTCCTCAAGGTCTTTCACCATAGATTCTTGTGCGATAGACAAGTCAGCTTCTAGATCTCGAATCGTGCAGTACTTACTAGCTGTAGGTTCTGCAGGATTAAAAACTAAAATTCCTTTACCCCTGTACTTCTTGTTTTCTTCGTACAAGGTAATCATGTCGCTGATGATGCTTCTAAAGACACCTGCACTGAGCTTGCGCTCAACTTCACTGCCTTGAGAAATCATTCGGCGAAGACGATTTACTGCTTCATTAGTCATATTTAAAATTGCTCCAAGCGGCCTGAAGGATTTCATAAGGATCATACAGAAACTTTGAGCTGTTGTTCTCCTGAGGATCAAGTTTGCAATAGTGTTTACCCTCCAAAAGACCTGAAGATCCCTTAGAAGATATGCCTTGAAAAATTAGTTTGTCGATGGCAACCGTGGGTACACCTAAACGCTGAGCGATTGTTTTTCGATTTACAAAAGCTGTTGTTCTTCGGTTGTGTTTGTTAGCCATCATTTGCAGCGATACATCGATGCTGCTCAAAAGATCTGTGATCAGTTTGATCTCTTTTTTAATTGATTCAGTAAACATTTCAAAAGGAAGGATCCCCTCGATCACCTGACGTCAGGCAAACAGGGCGACTTGCGTGAGGGCGGAAAACGGTAAAACGCTACCTCAACCTTCCGTGATCGTTAAGCCGTTTCTTACAAAACGATCGAGGTCAGTCTAGGAGCGCCTGTGCTTGTTGGTGAAAGTCGGGCGAGTCCTCAACGAGTAACTCGATCAGCTTATCGAGCTTCTGAGGCACGTCAAGAGGTTGTGTAGCATTCAAGATCAACCAGTATTTATGTGCGTTGAGTAAATAATATTGTGACTGTTTCGCTTTAAGCGCTTGACAACGCCATTTTTCAAAGTCAAAAGTTGATTTGTAGCGACTACTGCCCATCGCACACTCGGATTGACGTATGTCGATTTGTAAATCGATGTCTACGATCGTGTACTCAATGGCAGAGATTTTTGCCTCACAGTCTTTGACTGACAAAGGAGGTTCATTATCTGAGTAAATCCAAGGCGGAAGATTCGGAATAATATATTTTTCTGCCCAAAGAGAAGGTTTATGCGGCCTTGTTTCCGAAGTGGAATGATTCGAGAATGTCTTGGATGTACCTGTTGAAATTGCCATTGATGCAATAGAGAGTGTGGTGTTCAAATCGGGTTCTAATAACTAGATCGAGCTTTCTAAGTTTTTTAAGCTGCTCGCGAGTAGTCGCCTGAGACTGACCCAAAGCCTCAGATAATTCGTTTACATCA